TTGTGCTCGCGCGCGCTGTTGATGATCGGCGCCGCCTCCATCTCGTCCTTCGACGAGGGCACGGCGGAATCCGAAGTGGCGGCCAACCTGTATCCGTCGGTGCGCGATGCGCTGCTGTCCGGCCATGCGTGGAATTTCGCCATCCGCCAGGCGCGGCTGGCCCGCCTGGTGTCGGGACCCGAGGCCGACTATGCCCATGCCTTCCAGTTGCCGGGGGACTGCCTGCGCGTGCTGTCGGCGGGGCAGGGCGGACGCGGGCAGGGGATCAGCTACCGCATCGGGGGGCGCACCCTGCACTGCAACGCCGGGGCCTGCACGCTGACCTATCTGGCGCGGGTGCCGGAGCAGAGCTTCCCGGCCTTTGTCGACCAGGCCCTGATCGCCCGCCTGGCCGCCGAGTTTTGCCTGCCGCTGACCGAAAGCACCAGCCGGGCGGAGTTCCTGCGCAAGCTGGCCGCCGAGGAGATGCAGCGCGCCCGCCTCGCCGACGCGCTGGAGGACACGCCGCGCGCCATCGACGACTTCACCCTGGTGGAGGCCCGGCGATGAGCCGCATGATCCGCACCAAGTCCAACTTCACCGCCGGCGAGGTGTCGCCGGAGCTGCTCGGCCGTGGCGACCTGCGCGCCTACGAGAACGGGGCGGCGCGGTTGCGCAACGTGTTCATCCAGCCGACCGGCGGGGTCACGCGGCGGGCCGGGATGCGCTACCTGGACACCCTGCCCGGTGCCGGGGAGGGGCCGGGCGCCGGGCGGTTGATCGCGTTCGAGTTCAACACCGCACAGGTCTACCTGCTGGCGCTGACCGATCACCTGTGCAGCGTCTACATGGACGGGGCCAAGGTGGCCCGTTTCGCCACGCCGTGGACCGCCGCCCACCTGCCCGCGCTCAACTGGACGCAGTCGGCGGACACGCTCCTGGTGGTGCACCCGGAGACCGAACCGCGCACCATCACCCGCACGTCCCATACCGACTGGTCCCTCGCCCCATGGACCCTGGAGACCGACGGCGGCGGCCGCCCGCTGATGCCGTACCTCAAGGTGGCGCGGGCCGACCTCAGCCTGCGCACCGACGGCCCGACCGAGGGCGCCTGCGTGATCCACGCCGACAAGCCGTATTTCACGGCGGCGCAGGAAGGGGCGTGGATCGTCCTGCGCGGCGTGCCGGTGCGGCTGACGGGGTTCACCGACAGCCAGCACATGGCGGCGGAGATCAAAGGCACGCTGCCGTCTGCCGACTACACGCTCGACTGGGCGGAACAGGTGTTTTCCGCCGCGCATGGCTGGCCGGTGTCGGTGACGTTCCATCAGGACCGGTTGGTGATCGGCGGGTCGCGCGATCTGCCCAACCACGTGTGGTTCTCCCGCGCCGGGCGGTTCTTCAACTTCGACCCCGGCGAGGGCCTGGATGACGAGGCGATCGACGTCCCGATCCTGTCCGATCAGGTCAACGCCATCCGCCAAGTGTTCTCTGGCCGCCACCTGCAGGTGTTCACCACCGGGGCCGAGTGGACGGTGGCGGGGGCGCCGTTGACACCGGCCAATATCCAGGTCCGCCGGCAGACCCGGATCGGCTCGCCCGGCGGACGCACCGTGCCACCGCGCGACGTGGACGGCGCCACCTTGTTCGTTACCGCGTCGGGCCGGGAATTGCGCGAGTTCGTCTACACCGATGCCGAGCAGGCCTATCTGGCCGGCGATCTGGCGCTGCTGGCGCGGCACATGTTGCGTGATCCGGTGGACATGGATCACGACCCGATCCGCCGCCTGGTGCATGTGGTGCTGGCCGACGGGACGGTCGCCACGGTGACCAATTTCCGCCGGGAACAGGTCACCGCCTGGACCCGGCAGGACACCGGCGGCCATGTCCATGCCGTCTGCGTGGCGGGGCGCGACACCTACCTGCTGGTGGCGCGGGCGGGCGCGGTGTTCCTGGAGATGTTCGACGACAGGCTGGGCACCGATGCCGCCCTGACCGGGGCGGCAGAGACCCCGCGCACGACCTGGAGCGGCCTCGGCCACCTGGAAGGGCGCACCGTCATGGTCACGGCCGACGGGGCGGAGGCCGGACGCCATCAGGTCACCGGCGGCGCGGTCACGCTGGCCGCCCCGGCCCTGCGGGTCGAGGTGGGCCTGCCGTTCCGTCACGAGATTGCGCCGCTGCCGCCCTTGCCCGACGGGCCGCGCGGGGGCGGTAACGGGCGGCAGGTGCGCCTGGTGCGGGCATCGTTCCGCCTGCTGGAAACGCCGGTCCTGTGGGTCGACACCGGGCGGGGGGCCGCCGCCGTGCCGTTCAAGCGGTTCGGCGCCGGCGGCGTCCTGGACAGCCCGCCGCCGGCCTTCACTGGCGACGCCACCGTGCGGGCGCTGGGTTGGCGGCGCGAGGGTTTGGCGCCGCTATGGCGCATCGTCCAGGACGCGCCGCTGCCTTGCACCGTCCTTTCCGTCACAACCGAACTGAAGGTGACCGACTGACATGGCTGCGTTCAATCCCACTCCGTTGCTGGTGCCGGCGGCATCGCTGCTCGCCCGCGCCAGCGGCGCGGCGGCAAAGGACCAGGCGCTGAAGGCCCGCCAGGCCCTGGATGCCGAAGTCCGCCAGCAGGCCGCCGCCGCCCGCGCCGCCGATGCCCGGGCCGGTCTGAGCGAGGCCCTGGCCGCGCGGGCCGCCGCCCTCGACTCCGATACCGCCCGCCAGCGCGCCCGCTTCGCCACGTCGGGGGTCAGCGGCGGCGCCTCCCGCCAGGCGGTGCTCGACGGCCTGCAAAGGGGAGCGGCGGCCGACGCCGACAGCTTGCGCGCCGAGACGCACCGCCGCCTGGAGGCCATCCGGCGCGGCGTCGAGGTGGAGCGGCGCCGCGACCTTCTGGAACTGGCCGAGGCCCGGCGCCGCTCCGGTCTGGCGCGGCGCAGTGCCGCCTACCGGCAGGACCTGGACCTGACCTCGCCCGACCTGCCGGCCAGCGCCCAGGTGTCCCACGGCAGCCTGTTCGAGGCCCTGGGCGGCCTCGGCGGCCTTGGTGGTTTCGGCGGGCAACTGGGCCGCCGCTGGTTCTGACCCTGGTTTCGGAGACCCCGACATGAGCACGCATGTAACGGTGCCCCCCGTGGCGCCGCGTATCCAGTACGTGGCCGATGGGGTGCAGACCGATTTTCCGTTTCCCTTCGTGATCTTCAAACCCGGCGACCTGCAGGTGTTCGTCGGGGCCGAGGTGCGGGACGGCGGCTACACGGTGACGGGGGCGGGGGCCGCGGCGGGCGGCACCGTCCGGTTCACCGCCGCCCCCGCCGCCGGGGCGCTGGTCACCCTGCGCCGCAACCTGACCATGGCGCGCACCTCCGACTTCCAGGAGGGCGGCGCCTTCCGCGCCAAGGTGATCAACGACGAACTGGATTTCCAGGCCGCCGCCTTGCAGCAGGTGGAGGCCGACCTGCGCCGCGCCGTGGCGCTGTCGCCGACCGCCACCCTGGAGACCGCGCCGACCCTGCCGCCGCCCGCCGCCGGCCACGCCATCGGCTGGTCGGAGGACGGCACCCATCTGGTCAATGATCCGACCAACCTGGCCGCCACCATCGCCCGGATCGAACGCTGGGCCGATGACGCCGACGCCTCCGCCCAGGAGGTACTGGCCGCCGCCCAGGTCGCCGCAACCAGCGCCACCGTGGCGGAAACCGCCCAGGGCGCGGCGGTGTCCTCCGCCGCGGCGGCGGCGCGGTCGGAAGGCAACGCAGCGGCCTCCGCCACCGGGGCCCGGGCGGCCCAGGGGGAGGCGAACGGGCATTCCCACGCCGCCGCCTGGGCCGCCTTCGTCACCAAGGCCGACCGCGACCGCGCCATCGCCGACGCTACTGCGGCGGCCGCGTCTGCGGAGGCCGCTGCCGCCTCCGCCGCCGCGGCCCTGGGGCGGGCCGAAACCATCGATCAGGCGCTGTGGCGCGTCGACCGCGCCGCGAGGCGGGCCGAGGCCGCCGCTGCCGCGCTCTCCGCTGCGATACCGGCTGCGGGGATCGCGCCGCATGCCGTTCTTCCCAACTGGGCGAGGATTTCTTCATGACCATCGACATTTACCCGACGCTGCACCTGCTGCCCCGCCCCGGCTTGACGCCGCAGGCGCTGACCGTGACCCGTGCCGGCACGGCCACCCGCATGGACCCCATGGGGCGGGTCGAGACCGTGGCGGCGGACAGCCTGCGCCATGACTACGACCCCGACACCGGCGTCTACCTGGGCTGGCTGATCGAGGAGGAGCGGACCAACCTGGCCCGCCATGGCCGCGACCTGACGCAGGGGGTGTGGACGGCATCCGGCCTGACCGTGGCCCGCGATGCCGTGGGCCGGGACGGGCTGGTCAATACCGCAAGCACCCTGACCGCCACCGGGGCCGGGGCCACCGTCCTGCAAGCGATCCCGGCGGCGAGCCAGCCCTACACCCTGTCGGTCGATATCCGGCGGGAGAGCGGGAGCGGCGGCGTACTGCTGACCCTCGACGGCGGGACCACCTGGATCG